TTCTGATATTTCTGGGTTTGATATACCAGACATAACACAGAGTTTATTTTTATGATTAGCTTCATTCCACAGCTTACCATGTGTATTATAATGTCTAGCAATACAAGTCGCCATACCAAATGAACTTAAAGCCTCATGCATTTCAAATGTACCAGTATTATCCATATTACTTGCCATAATAGGAACACCAGTCCATTCTTTACCGCTATGATAAAATGTATAGGTTCTTTCTAGATCAACATCAAATCTGGATGTAAGAGTTGACCTTTTAGGACGAATCAATACATCAGAATAATCTAGTTTGATATCGTCTTCAATTATCATCCGTTTGCTGGCCCCGGCGTTTGAGGATAAACATGATGATCATCAACCATATACTCATCATTCCAATTAAATGCTTCCTTGACTACAGGAGCAGAAAGTCCCTTGTATAGTTGATGCAACTTCTTATCCTTTGCAGCAACTAACAGTGCTGCTTCACTCTCATGAAGACCTTCTAATAGTTGAACAAACATTGATTCTCGCTTGTTCTGATTAATTTGATTATCACCACCACGAATGAAATGATACAACTTGCGAGATTCGTAGGACAGAGAAGAATGCTCTGTTCCAGCTGGTGCATCATTGCGAGTATAAGGAACTTCACCTTCTGGTAATGCCCACTCAATATTTGGGTCAAAGGAAGACTTGATAACCATTCTCATAGATTGATGATCATGCTCTCTTAGAATAGCAACCTTCTCTTTTTTAGTTTTGACTTTTGAAACCTTTTCCAAGATTTCTGAAATTAGTAAATCCATTTTAAAATTCTCCTATAGATTCTGTGAGGTTTCTTAACCTCTTTTGTATAAAATAATTTAGTAGTTTGCTGCGATCACCATATGGAGCTTCCTTATATGTATTAATTATCTCTGAAGAAAGTTCTTCTGGTGTGTATGTCAAATCAATCAATTTGCGATTTCTCTGATAATTTCTCTTCACTTCATCATTAGGAGCAACATCATCAAAATCATGTTCCAACCATGAAGTAATTTTCTTTTTAGTTAATGGTTTTTGTCGTAGTCCATCAGTAAATGTATTATCAGGAGATAGAACATTAGGCACCCCATCACTAGTATCACCCTTAAAGATATGTTCTTTGAGATATCCGCCAGGGTTTTCACCATTTACTGATTTCTTTGTTATTGGACTATATTGTTTGACATTAGGGTATTTCTGAAGCTGAATGAAATCTTTATCACCAGAAATAATCATAATCTCATCTGAATATTCCGAACAAAGAACACCGATAATATCATCAGCTTCTGCGCCATATATTTCTATAAACTTGTATGGCATATTGTCTCTAAGTTCATCTTTTATTTTATTAAGACAAAGAAAAATTGCGTTCCAATCAAGGTCAGATTTTTCTCTACTCTTTCGTCGGCCAGACTTATATTCTGGAAAATAATCACGCCTCCAATAATGCTTGGAATCATAACATAAAACCAACTCACCAAATTCAGAAGAATATTTTGTACGATACATTCTAAGAGAATTTAGAATCATGTGTCGTACCATATTCTCATCAATTTCTTTAGATTTATTCATACGCAAGTGCATCATCATACTTGCAAGAGAAATCTGATTCATATCAACTAGTATCATTCTGGCACAAACATATGGGCGTTAAAGCTCATACTCCTTCTCTCACCTTCACTCTTGAAGGGATATACAAAATGTCTCAACCATGAAGGGAATACTAACATCTTTCCCACTACTGGTTTAAACTTTAAATTATCACTTCTAAAAATTTGGTTCTCACCAAACATAAATTCAATCAATCCATTTGCTGGATAGTGATCTTCAAAATCTTCTTCTATTTCTTTGTGCATGTTGGGTGGCATTTTAAGATAGACAACTGCTGAGAAATCACCACTATGATGATGCCAAGGATTATACTCTCCAGCATATTGACTGACTACCCAACTATGAGTCAAATGAATATTGGCCAATGTTGGAACAGCATCACCAGCAATTTTCTTCCATGAATGATGATTGCCTTGTTTTATAGATTCCTTTAGATATTCTAAACATGCAGACTTCATTACATTTAAAAGAAACTGTTTATTTTCTTTACCTTTTATAGGAATTCGTACTTCTTTATGTACCTTGCCAACTAGCATGTGCGACCAATCCCATTCTATACTCTCAGCTTCACTACCAAGTACCTTATCAGCAGTATCATTAATTTTATCTACAAACTCCTTTGGTGCTTCAGTTTCCATAATTATAGGACTAAATGGGTTATGAAATTTCGGGGTCATCATCATCCTCATAATATTTACTCATCTCAACAAATTTTTCTAGCATGTCTAAATTAATCTGGCTGTGAATACTCCTGTCATCATCAACATTAAGGTCTACAAGAGTTTCAAAAAACTCATGTGTTGGATGGGGAATTCCCATACTTCTATATATACTTCCTTTTGTCAGTTCAATTATTAATCCCAAATCACGAATAAAAGATTCATCTGCAACAGCAAGACCATTTTCGCCCATCATCTGAACCATTTGAATAATTAGTTTTTGATTAAGCTCTTCAGCAAATTCTATATTTTCTCGTAATTCAAGAGTTTCTTCATCAGGAACTTTAACCTTTCTTTTTGACTTTGGCCACGGGCCCTGGATTACGTTTTCGTTTTCCTTTGCGTTTCCGTTTTTCTGGTCCGACATTAGAAATACCTTTCTCTTCATTAAACAGTTCTTGAGTATATACACAACCCAAATCTGGATAATAAACTCCTATATTTCTTTTAGGTGTTCCATCATCATAGTAAGCCAATGCTACACAGCGATGACGAATCTTGTTCTGTTGATGCTCACCATAAAAATCGTCAACCCAATCACCATCCCTAAGATATCTTTGCATGTTCTTTATATATCCTTCATGCATTGCTAACTGTGCTTCTGCTCCTTTTATTTTTTGTCTTACAGAACTTCTCGCTGAACTTACCAAGTCTTTTTGAGTTTTAATCCACTCCTTAACTTTTTTAGGATGCCTTGGATGATCCTCTGGTAAATCTTTTAGGACTGGTGGAAGAGCACTTTGTCCATAATCAGGATTTTTCTCTTTCCGTTTTTCTCTTGCCTTTTCTAAACGTGCTGCAGCTGCAACCCGTTGTTCTTCTGACATAGGCTTACGAGGTTTACGTTTCTTAGGAGCCTGCCAATCACTATTGTCAGTTTGAACAGCAATCCTTTTCTTTCTAACCATTTTAAAATCCTAATTCTTCTTTACGTTTCTTCTGTTCTTTTTTACATCTACGAATACCAGCAGCTTTTGCTCTTCTACGTTTTTCCCCCCTTGATGTAACATGTTCTCGTTCTCTCATCTCATTGAATACTCCATCTAACTGCAATTTCTTCTTTAGAATCCTCAATGCCTGATCGACATTGTTGTTTCTTACATTAACTCTCAT